CTTGGTGAAGTAGCTGAATACCGTGGATTGAAATCATTCTACAACTTGAAAAAATAATCGTTGATTTAACAACGTTTTAAGCCCCTCGGATTTTATCCGAAGGGCTTTTTCTTTATTCAGGGGGCAAAAAAGGGGCAAAACTTTTTAAATAATATTCTTCATAACTTTATCTAAAACGTTGATTGCTTCATCTTTCATATTCTTTGTGACGTGGGTATAGATAGAAGTAGTCACTTCTGAATCGGAATGACCCACCCTATCCATGATTGTTTTAAGTGGGATTTTATTTTCTGCTAAAATACTAATAGTAGTATGTCTGAATATGTGCGGAGATATATGTTTAGGAATAGGCTTTTTAAGGCGCTCATTTGCTCTTTGAAGTGATTTGCTTAGGATAGAACTATGGATAGGTTTACCAGTGTTTGTGACAAAAATACGGTTACTCTTGTACCAATCTGGATCTGTTTTTTCACTGAGCTGGTTCAGTTCAATCATCTGATCAAGAATTTCAATCTCTCTTTTCGTTAAGTGTGTAGTCCGAAAACTTGCAAAGGTCTTAGTCCCGTCATCGTCTGGGATATATCGGTTGAATGTTGTATGGATATCTAATGTCTTGCTATCTTTGTGATATTTGTCTAGTGTAAGACCAGCTAATTCACCAACACGACATCCGTTTAGAATCATAAATTCACAAGCTAAGGCATATCTTAGTGTGATATCCTTTCGATAGAGTTCTTTCAAGATTGCTTTATATTCTTTTGGCTCAAGATATTTGTCTTTAGCATTTTTAATTTGCTGCAAACTTTGCTTTTTTCTTGGTAATTTTGCTTTTCTAGCTGGATTGTTCTCGATAAACCCCTGGTCGATAGCATAATCAAAGAAGACGTTTAGAATTGATTTGACACGGTATTTTTGTGTATAAGTCCATTCTTCAGTATCAAGCAATCTTTGAATCAATCTTACATCCATATTCTCTATCTTAGTGCCTTTTTCAACTTTATCGGAAATTCGATTGTAGGTCGCTAACATAGTCTTATACGTGCTTAGTTTTATTTGTTTCTGATGAAATTCCCACCACTCTGAAAAGACAGTATGAAATAGTGCAGAAGTAGTGGATAGCTTTTGGAGTACGTTTTCTATTTTATCGTCTAGTAATTTCTGTGCTTCTTTCTTTGCTCTTGATGATCCAGAGTCAAGAGTAACAGATACCCTTTTCCATTTCTCAGTGTACGGGTCTTTGTATCGCTCAAAAAATTTATATTTTCCGTTGGAAAGTTCTTCCATCCACATTGATTTTTCCCCTTTATTTTGTTAAAATGGGTATAGTAAAAAGGGCTTTTTAATGCCTTTTAATATACTAGCTATTCCTCACACTCAAAAACTTGGCGGTCGGAGAGTGTGGGGAATTTTTTTATTTTTGAATTAGGATAGCGATAATTGAAACCACAATCCCAATAATTGAAAGAAGAGATCCAACGGTTAATGCGATTAACCATTTTTTATTTTCTTCTTTCTCTTTTTGTTGTTCTAGCTTGAAATCAGAAAACATCTTTTCCATTCGAAGCCCCATGTTTTCAAATCCGTCGCGCATTTCAGTTCTGACTTGATCGAATTTTAAATCAACCTTTTCAAAACCGTGTTTGACATCAGAGTTTATTTTATCTAACTTTAAATCAATTTCTGTCTTAGTGTATATTTCACGTTCCATAATTTCTTCCTCCTGATACCTTGGTTTCATTATATCACCTTTTGTATGATTTTGGGAGTTCAATACGGTAACATTACTTGAATCTTTTGTTTTATATTCACTTGTATTTCCCATGCTTCTTACCTCTTATAAAGATAAATGTACCGATTAAATTCATCTAACACCTTTTGAGCATCTGTGTCATAGAGCTTGAAAGAAATCTTATAGTTTCCTTCAAATTGAGCAGTAAAACTAAAAGGAAAGCTACCAATTGATATACCATAATCTTTATCATAGATAATAAATTCCTCTTCTGGTACATAGACATTCGAAACATGGACAAGTTGTTCCTCCAATTGTTTATCATTTTGAGAGAAGACTTGAATTTGATATTTACGATTAGATTTTATATTAAATAAATCAACGTCAACACCTATAGCAAAAGAGCCAGGGAATTCATCTAGAGTAGAAGCTGTTGTCATTGGCTGCATGCTTTCAAGATGTATCAAACTAATATTTGCTATTTTTTCATTAAAAGAAAATTTAGGAAAATCTTCATCAAAGTCAATCATTATTTTCTCCTTTTTTAAAATTAATTTAACTACCAGTTAATTTATAAAACTCTTCCTGAATCATATCTTCACCCCAGGTTGTTGAGATTTTGTGTCTTTCTGCAAACTGGAGCCAGTTGAAGTCTGATACTTCATACTGTGCGAGTTCTTCAGAGATGAGATGTCGAATCATGAAGCGATCTGCTTCGTTCTCATATTTGTATAGCAGCCGTTTGTAATTAGCTGGGTCGTGGTTTATGTGACCTAATTCGTGCAGGATAACCTTTTCTCGCTCTTCCTGGCTAAGATTACCGTTAACGTAAATGATGCGCTCATCGGGGAAATAGAAGCCCCTACGCTCCCACATGGTCTCAGGGAAGAGATAGAGTGTGACCTGGTATTCATCCAGCAACTCATTCACTTTCAATGTCGGATACCCCCAGAGAAAGTTTAATGATCTGCGCAATCTTATCTACATCCTCATCTGATAGTGGTTTTCCATCAAAGAGAACCACACGTTCACGAAGATTAGACAAGTCAACAGTACGGCCATCAGCAGTAGTGACAAGGTCGCTTGAAATAGCAGGATTGTCAGTACGACCTAGAAGATAATCAGTGGACACGTTGAAGTAGTCAGCGACAGCTTTTAATTTTTTTGGTTTTGGTTCACTGTTTTTCCATGAATATAAAGAATTTCTAGCAAATCCTATTTTCTCTTCTAAAGTGTTTAAAGAAATACCTTGTTTTTTACAAAGTTCTTTAACAAGTTCAAATGTCGGAAACATTGATTTATCAACCTTTCTAAGAGGTGACAAAAAATATTTTAAAAAACTATGTAAAAATGCTTGACATTTTTTAAAGAGTTCTGTAAAATATATTTTGTAAGCTAAAGAGTTAGCGAAACAGACAACTAAAAAAAATAAAAACCTAAAAACTGATTGGCGTCCGTTTTGAATAGGTAAACCTTACTTTTTAGTAGGTCTTTTCGCTATGGTTTTATTTTATAAAACTCTTTAAATTTTGTCAAGGAATTCGCTAACTTTTTAGGTAATTTTTTAAAAAAGGAGGGAGAGAGGGAATGGTAGAGCCTTTCTTAATTGGCTTTGTTTTCGGTAGTTTTCTGTGCTACATTGTCGCTACTCTGATAGGTGCTGTATTGGACTTTAAACTTCAGAAGTGGCAACAACAAAGCGATAAAAGCAATCCAACCTGTAAGGATTGAAAACTGTAATTCTGTGAGAGTCAAGGTAGCGACAGCTATCACTGCAGTCGCTAAACCTACAGATGAAATGTAAGTTGTGATTTGTGTATAAACTTTATCAGGTATCAATTTTCTATTTCGTCCACATGAAATACAGAAATAAATTGAACCGAAAAATATAAAGCAAAGAATAAGAACGAATACAATAGCAAGAATTCTTTGTTCTGTAAAAGCTTTCAAGAAATCTGTTAACAGTGAATCAGAAATAGGATAGAAGGTAGTAAAAAGGTGAAATCCTACGATAACTGTCGAAATCGGAACTAGGACACCATATAAGACGATTTCCTTTAGATAGTGAAAAAATGAAGATTTCATTAATCTCCTCCAATCGTTTTTATTTTAATTATATCAAATTTAGAAAGGAGAGAGGGATGAGGTCTTTAGAATATCTAACTGAAGAGGACGTGGCAAAAATAAAAAAAGAACTTTTGCAAGTTCTTCGAAGTCATGATTTAAACAGTGGGCTTGCTAAGGCGGTTCTTACTGAAACTATTGAGATGATTGCGAACTACTCACAGTTGCCAGAATAATTATTTAAGGCTTTTGATAATAGCCTCAAGCATATATAACCTCAAATTTTTATTTTAATTATATCAAATTTAGAAAGGAAAATATATGAGCCAACAACATCAAAAATGGATTCAGATCGTTAAAGACAAATTGAATTCAGAAGGAATGACACAAACACACCTCGCTCGTGCTTGTGGAGTAAAGAAGCCTACTATTTCAGAATTGCTGAAATATGGTAAAGGTAGTGATAGATTAAAAAATCGAGTGTGCGATGTCCTAGGCATCGATGAAAGCTGGGTTGATATAGGAGAGTAGAAGGAAGGAAATGAGACCAAAAAGGTATCCGTATAGCGGAAAAAAAGAGTCCACCTTTATAAAGGCAGACAATGAATTAGTTGAAAAACTTTTAAGAAACACTAGCTATCTTGAGAGTTTACTAGCAACCAAATTGTAAGGAGTAGAAATGGAATCATTCATTATATCAGTTCTGACATCTTTAATTGTGACATATACTATGATGCATTACCACATTTATAAAGTAAATGAACTATACAAAAATTATATGGATTTCGAAACATCAAGTGTGAAGAAATTTGCTGAAGATATCATAAGCAAACTTCCAAAAAATTCTTCCCGAGGGGAGTGATGGAAAAACACATTTTTTCAAGACTGATTTCTGGATGGTTTTCAAGAATATGTTGAACAATGAAGTTATTTCTAATGAAATCATAATTTGAATCGTCCGTAGAATATGTATCGTTTTTAATTTTTAAGAGACCTAGTCGTTCTAAGTTCGTTAAAGATGGAGACAATTCATCAATGCCTTCAGTTCCATTTATAAAGTAGATGATTGGGAATATTATTTTATAACCACTGTCGGAATTTACGACAGCTTTCATGATAGGGATTGGGGATCCTGTTGCGTGGTTCTGCTCTTTTAAAAAATGGAGAATACGTGCATCTGTTATGTCTAGTTGTTTGATAATTTCAACGAAAGAGGGGTGGATGACTGAGTTCTTTCGATTATCAAATGAACTTGCTAATATTTTAGCGAACATAGAGCGTAGCTCTTCTTCTTCGATATAATACTTAGACGCTTCCAATGCAGGACCTATTATTTTTAGAGGCGGTTCTTGAACGTTCTCTGGTGGGATAGTCGCCACTTGTTGAAGTGTGCTATTTCTGAGATTCTCAACATCGATTTCGTTTTTTGCACGCAATAATGCTGCTTGATTAGAAACATCGTGGCCATAATTGATGTACCACCAATCTTGCAATGTTTGAATAGGTCCGGCAAATACACCGGCCGAAGTAGCTCCTCCTAAAAATCCTGTAACAAGAGGAAGAAAGTCTTTGAATTGGTTAGGATCCATAATTATTACTCCTTTCTATTAAACTTTTGACTAAAACAGTGAGAGGTCCTAGTCAGAAGTTATTATATCAAATCAAGGAGGAATCACATCGGTCTTAAGACTGATATAGAAGTTTGAATGGAAGATAAAATCATAGAACTCGCTGATTACTTTATCAGAGAGAATACAACATACAGAGAAGCTAAAATAGCGTGTGAGAAGCTACTAAAACAAGTTAGCCATGAGATAGAACTCAGGGCTATGGAAAGTAAGATTCCTAAACAAAAAAGCACCTGACGAGAAGTCAGGCGCTTACTAAAATAACTAACTGAATTATATCACAAAAAGAAAGGAAAATCCATGCCTAAAGCGGAAATTACTTACAAACCTGTGGATGTCAATGAAAAGGCTACACATGGCGACTACAAACACCTTTGCCAAATGTGGGAAGGTCTGACAGTTGGAACTGCTAAAATTTGGGCTACTGAAATGCGAGAGCATCCCGACTTTAAACAATTTATTGATAATCCAACACATAAAATTGTATTCATCAATTACGAAGGTTTCCGATTATTTGTTAAATGGAAAAGCAGAAATCGTTATCGCACTAAAAAAGAAACACTGGCAGAAATGCTAGAAAATCTAAAAAAAGAAAAACAATTGGGAGTTTTAACATGAAGTTACTGGACAAAATCACAAAATGGTTTTTCAATACAACGAAAATCGAAGTCAATCAAGACTGGCGATTGGTTGCGTTGGATGCGAACAGGGAATTGATAGACCTTCAAGAAAAATATCAGCAAGCAAATCAACGCATCGCAGATCTTGAAAAAATCGTAGCAATCTATAAAGAAAAGGAAAACACAAAATGATTGAATATATCTATTTCGGAACAGCAATACTTTTTTTACTCTGGGCATTAGTAAATGAATTAGATGATCGAGCAGAGTCTAAAAAGAAAAACAGACAACTAATCGCAAGCGACATCGCTCGTATGAATCTGAGAAATTCAGATAAGCAATTTACATACGACGTAGATCCACCAATAGGATTGAAGTAAGGAGAAAAATATGAGTGTAAGTCGCAATATGACCGAAATTGAAATTCGTGTATTAAATATGATTCTTAATTGCGCTACGTTCGACCTTCCAATTCAAGCAAGTGAAATACGTTTAGAAACTGGACTCTCAAAACGTAAGTTAGAAGAAGTCATTGAAAGTCTTCGAGTTAATTTTAGACACCCTATTGTGGCTAAGAAGACGAAACCAAATGGATACTACTTGCCACAAAGTGAGGAAGAGCGACAAGCTGGTCTGGCTCCTTACCGTAGACAAATCTTAACCGAGCAGAAGAATCTTGCTACTGTCATGAATATTGACTTAGAAAGCTACTGGAGGAAGAGTGTATGAGTGAAGATTTTAGAATACTACCTCATGATCTAGTTGCAGAGCAGTCGGTTCTGGGTGCTGTATTTATCTCACCGGAAACGATGATATCACTTGCAGACGAATTAACTCCTGACGATTTTTACAAGCCTGCCAACAAGATTGTATTTAAAACTATGTTGTCATTGCTTGAAAAAGGTGAGCCAATCGATGCTACCACTATGGTGTCTGCTCTTACCAATCAAGGTGACATCTCAAATATCGGTGGTATAAACTACGTTGTCGAGTTGGTAAATTCAACACCAACTTCAAAAAATGTGGAGCATTATGCCAAACTGGTTAAAGAAAAGGCTACGCTTCGGAAAGTAATTGCTGAACTGTCGGAATCACTTTCTAGTGCATATCAAGGAGATGTATCAATCAGTGACATTATCTCAAAGACTGAAAAGTCTATGCTGGATATCAGTAATCAAAATACAGGTACTGGATTTCGTAATGTGGCTGACATCCTAGACACACATATGCAAATAGTTGAGACTCGCTCGCAGACAGATGGATTCGTGACTGGTCTATCTACTGGCTTTGTCGGATTGGATAAGATTACAACAGGCCTTCACGAAGGGAATCTTATCATTCTTGCTGCTCGTCCTGCTATGGGTAAGACGGCACTAGCATTGAACATTGCAAAGCATGTGGCTACGATGGAAAGAAAACCTGCTGTCATTTTCTCGCTTGAAATGGGAGCAGAGGAATTGATTGAGCGCATGGTGGCATCAGAGGGGATGGTGCCAGGTTATCATTTGAAGACTGGGAACTTAAGTACAGATGAGTGGAAAAGACTTGTACATGCGCAAAGCAATCTCTATGATGTGCCTATTTTCGTGGATGACACGGCTGGGATTCGGATTTCAGAGATACGATCAAAAGCACGAAAACTTGCCCAAGAAATGGGTGGGCTTGGTGTTATTATCATTGACTACTTGCAGTTAATTACTGGATCAAAAGGAGAAAATCGTCAGCAGATAGTTTCTGAAATTTCAAGGGAATTGAAGATACTTGCAAAAGATTTAAAAGTGCCAGTCATTGCTTTATCTCAGTTAAGTCGTGCAGTTGAACAGAGACAAGATAAACGGCCAATACTAGCAGATTTGCGAGAGTCTGGCTCTATTGAGCAAGATGCTGATATTGTAGCATTCTTGTATCGTGATGCCTACTACAAAAAAGAACAAGCAGATAGTCAGGAAGCTAACAATGTAACCGAGCTGATCCTGGAAAAGAATCGGCATGGCAGTCTAGGGACAGTGAAGTTGTATTTTCACAAAGAATACACAAAATTTTCAAGTGTGGAGGGGTAGAGGATGGCTGAGACTTATTTTAAAAATGAAGTTGAAAAGTATCAATATTTTCGATTGCCTAAATGGCTCTTTAAAGAGCCTTATAAAAAGTTATCAAGCAACGCTAAAATAATGTACGCATTGCTTTATAATCGTTTGGACTTGTCTTTGGAGTCCAAGTGGCATGATCGAAATGGTCAAGTATTTATGTATTTTACAACAGCTGAATTTTGCGAAGAGTTGGGTTGTTCGGAGAAAACGGTAACCAAGATTAAAAAGGAACTTGTGACATCAGGTTTGTTGAGGGAAGAACGTCAGGGATTGACTAAGCCAAATCGACTTTATATCCTTGGTCCCAAAATTGTCAAGCGTGAACCTCCTGAACCGGAAAAAATACCGTCCAGAACCGTAGAAAATACCGCTCTGGATACGCAAGAAGTACAAACAATAAAGACTGATATTATAAAGACTGATATAGATAATAATAAATTGTTGATTTGTAAGGAAGTTATTTCTTATCTCAATTTGAAAGCTAAGAAGAATTTTAAGGTTGACACTGCTAGCCATCAAAAATTTATCAAGGCAAGGCTAAAAGAGGGTTATGTCCTTGAAGATTTTAAAAAGGTTGTGGACATCATGGTCGCTAAGTGGAAAGGTACAGAGTATGAACAGTATCTGCAACCGCAAACGCTCTTCGGCAATAAGATGGACAATTATCTGAACCAGCCTATGCCAAAACGTTCTACAATTTTAACCAGTACGGTTGACGAAAGGTTAGGGTTTTAGATGAAACAGTTTAAACAATTTAGAACTAGAACAGTTCTTGATGATGTCTGTGAAATCCATGGATGCCATCTTTGGTCTGTCAAAATTCCTATCAAGGGCAAGGTTGAGGAAATCAATCAATGTCCTGAATGCGAGAAAGAGAACATTCGACTCTTTGAAAAGCAGTTGAATATGGAATCAGAAGTCAAAAGCAAGCTATCGGACACTTATGAGGTTTTTGCTCGCGATAGTATCGTTTCAAGCAAACTGGCCAACAAGTCATTACATGACTATGAGATTCAGGTTGATATTGATGAAAAGGCTATGAATTTTGTGAATCGATTGGAGCGCTGCTATGCCAAAGGTGAAACTGGCAATGCCATCATCACAGGACCTTCTGGAGTCGGGAAGAGTCATCTTACTTATGGCTTGGCTCGGTTTCTCAATGAGCAATTTAAGTCTTATGATGAACCGAAAAGCGTGCTCTTTGTGTCAGTTGTGACTTTGTTTGACAAGATTCGAGAAAGCTTTGAGTTTGACAACGGTTATTCAGAAGCTAAGATGGTTAAACTGCTATCAGAAGTAGACTTCCTATTTTTAGATGATCTTGGGAAAGAAAGTCGTAAAGCTGATACAAAACGAAACGAATGGGCACATCAGATATTGTTCAAGATCTTGGATAATCGGACAAATACGATTATCAATACAAATCTGTCTAGTGAAGAAATTAAGGAGCTTTACTCGGACGATTTTGGGAATGGTGCTTTATCAAGTCGTATCTTTGAGGGAGCAACAGGAAAGTGCTTTGTGTATCCAGCCGGGATGAAGGATAGGAGGTATTGATTATCAAAAAAATGGTAGTCTGGGCACTTTTTGATAGTGGGAATGGTTCTTACTTCAAGGGTGCTAACTCTCTGAATAGTTCGGGGGGGGGCGAATATTGAAATCTATTCAATCGGAATGGATATAGAAAACAAGAACAATCATTTTACAAATCTGGACCTTGCTGATTACAAACGTTTATTTGGAGATAACACGCTCTTTGACGTGTTAGACAAATTACCAAAACCTGATCTTATAATAGCTAGTCCACCATGTGAGAGTTGGTCAAATGCTTCTGCAATGGAAAATGGGAATGCGTGTTGGAAACGCAATGATGTGTCTGATAGCTTGTTTGCTCCACAAGTAAGACCTTCACCGTTCACGATCAGGGCAAATCAGGATTACGAGTCAGCCTATATAAATTATCAGTACGACAGGCAATTTTTAAAAAGGGTCAATGGCGAGCTAACAGCTTTCAACACAATAGAAATCATAAAAAGATATAGACCACAATTTTGGGTTATTGAGAATCCAGCTGCTGACAGACTGTGGCCTTACATTGAGGACATTATTGGATTCAGAATTCCATACAAAAACCTAGCTAGATACAATAATTATGATTATCCTTTACAAAAACGGACAATTTTTGGAAGTAATATTGAACTTAATCTTAAAAATAAAATTATTAAGCAGGATATTGAGTGGAAAAACTTCTCAAAATCATACAACGAGAGATCTAATATACCTGAAAAATTGGTGTCAGAAATATTCAAAAAAATTTACAAGAAGTTTAGTAAAGATGATTGAACTCTATTTCATTTATAACGGTCACCGCAAGATACTCATTGGGAGTTTTGGGCACATACATAGCGCAATCAATGAATTAAAGAAACATCAAGCTAGTTACTCAGCTATCAGTCATCCACGTTTTCGGAAAAGCATGAGTGAAGAAAACATCAGGATTGATTACGGAGCAACTGACTGCTACTACTTGATTACGAAGAAAAGAGAGGAAAAGTAAGATGAATACAAAAATGAATTTGGAAGAAAAGGTTCAACAGTGGTTTGTTGACCGAAATTTACATGAAGCAAATCCGGTCAAGCAATTCTTGAAACTCATGGAAGAGTCAGGAGAATTGTTTGAAGGTATCGCAAAAGATAAATCTGAGCTGATCTATGATGCGCTTGGGGACATCCAGGTAGTCTTGATTGGGTTTGAACAACAGATCAAGAATGGTGCTCAGATTTCAGCAAATCAACAGGAACTTGAATTGCTGCTGATGGTTTCCAGTCTGGGTAATATCGCTCAGAAGCTATACGCCCATATCTGTCATAACGAGACACAGATTCCTTTAATCAAATCAGACTTGATGTTTCTTGACAGTGTGGTTAGTACCGTTTCGTTTTTAAATGGAACTACAGCTGAAAGTTGCTTAGAAGAAGCTTATGAGGTCATCAAAGACCGCAAAGGTAAGATGATTGACGGTGTCTTTGTCAAAGAGGAGGACCTATAATAATGATTAATAATGTCGTACTTATTGGCCGGTTAACTCGTGATGCTGAATTAAGGTATACACCATCGAACATTGCAGTTGCTACATTTAATTTGGCAGTTAATCGAAATTTTAAAAATGATAATGGAGATAGAGAAGCAGACTTTATCAATGTTGTGATGTGGCGCCAGCAGGCTGAAAATTTTGCGAATTGGGTAAAAAAAGGGAATCTTGTAGGGATTACAGGCCGCATTCAGACTCGTAGCTACGATAACCAGCAAGGACAACGTGTCTATGTGACTGAAGTTGTAGCTGAAAGTTTTCAAATCCTTGAAAAAAAGGATAATGCTGCAAACAATGCAAGTATGGAAAATCAAATTCCACCAAGTTTTGAAAAAACTAACCCTATGGATATATCTGATGATGATTTACCATTCTAGGAGTATTCGGATGAGTACAATTAATCAAGATATAATCAAGGGTTTAAAACGTTCAATCAAAGTAGCTGAAGAAAAGATTGAAGAACTGAAGAAACCAAGTCATAAATCAGCGGTGCACATGAGAGCTGCTGAACGCGATTTTTGGAAGAAGAAACTGAAAAGGTATCAAGAACAGTTGGAGGAGTTGGGAGAATGAAATTTGCAAAGTATACACACAAGTCTTTTGATGGTGTGAAAACCATAAGAGGATGGGTTTTGGTGAACAATTATGGCGAAAAGGAATTCGTTTATTACAACGGAACGGAATTATGTGTTCACCCTGCTAGTGATTGGGAAGGTGAGTTAGAGGAGGTAACAGAATGAAAGATTTGATGTTTTGGGGAATGTTCTTTGCTTGTTTGCTTATTTCGGCTATGACATTCTACATTATGTATTCTCAAGCGATGGTCAATAGAGATTTAGTAAGAAAATACTATGACTTAAAACAAGAAATTTCAAGAGTTTTTGGTTGGGATGAATACGACTGGGCAAATAATTTTAGGGATTATGCTCGCAAAGTTGAAGAACTTATAAAGTTTAAAAAAGAAATTGAACAACTTGAAATTATTAAAAAAGCATTAGAACTCAAAAGTTTGGAAGAGTTGCAGAAAAAGAAAGAACATATTGAAAGTGTAATCAAAACACTAGAAAAATGAGGAGGTAGAGTGATGGAAGAAGTTATTATGGCTACGTTGCCTAACAAGGAATTAAATCGTTTGATTAAAATTGAAATTGCAGTTGAAAATCTAATCGAAAACGGAATTCTTGATGAAGATATATATAACCAGTATTTGAACGAAGCTTAGATTGAGGAGGTGCAAGATGATACCAAGTATAGAAAAGAGGTGAACGATGCCTTTCTTTCCTGATATAAATGAATCAAAAACAAAAGAAAATGCCAAAAGAATTCTAGAAGGATATCTCAGATGGAGAAGAGTAGCTAATGACATAGATGGACAGAAGTTAACAACAACCTATTCATTTATGCCACGATCTCAATCATTCAGTAGAAAAAGCCAGGTTGAGAAATTAGCCATTCGAAAAGTTGATGCCGAACTTGAACTGGATGCGATTGAACAAGCAGTAAGTAATATACATGCTTCCCTCTATCGTAGAATTCTTATCGAAAAATACCTTCAGTGGGATTGTAAAAAAGATGATGCAATCTTAATGGATTTATCACTTTCAAAAAGTTCTTATTACGATATTTTGGATAGGGCCTTAATGGCATTTGCTGAATTATATCGAAACGGAGAACAAATTGAAGTTTTAGAATAAAAAATGGAGTTTTCTTGGAGTTTTCTTGGAGTTTTCTTGGAGTTTTCTTGGAGTTTTCTTGGAGTAAATTTGGAGTAAATTTGGAGTAAGTTCGGAGTAAATATACGATTTAATGTGCTAAAATTATATTATGAAATAATTATAAAGGCAGGCACAACCTGCCTTTTCTTGTAGTTTGGAGGTGATACCATGAAGAAAGTAGAACCCATTCGTGAACTTGATGACATTGAGAGAATGAAAGATTTTTTAAAGTCAAAGAGCGAACGGAACTACGTTCTGATTATGTGTGGATTGTATTCTGGAATGCGCATCAGCGATATCATACCTCTTCAGGTCAAACAAGTAACAGGTGATAGAATAGAAGTCATCGAGAAGAAGACCAGGAAAGCTAAGCGATTTGCAATCAATCCAGAACTAAGAAAGGCTTTAAATCACTACATCAAAGAGAATGACTTACATGGTTATGATTATCTATTTCCTAGCAAAAAGAAAGTGAGAACTGATGGAGTTAGAATTGCTCATATCGGTAGAGTAGCAGCATACCAAATCTTAAAACAAGCTGCTGAACATGTTGGTCTTAAAAATATAGGAACACATTCTATGAGAAAGTCATTTGGATATCATCACTATAGAAGATATCAAAATGTAGCAATTTTGATGGAATTATTCAACCATTCTTCACCAGATATCACATTGAAATATATAGGGATTAATCAAGATGAACTGGATGATTCGATGATGAAATTTAGATATTAATCACCTGTTTATTTAACACAATGAGAAAAAGTAAATTAGTGATAAGAAAAATAGATGCAAGCACTTGCTAGAACTGATTTAGAAGAAGATTATTCTTATTTAACAGAATATAAGATATGTT